ATAGGTTCATATTTTAATAAAGTAGAATTATACAAACGTTCATATGTATATTTCTTTACTTTGTATAAATTTACAGCCATTTTCTGAATTGTAGTAACGTCTGTTTCCATTGCGTTTTCTACCGTTGGACGCACTTGTAATTCTCCATGGTTAAAGTTTATCCATTCGGTGAGCATGGTTTGGAAATCTCCACTACTTATTGGTTCATAACCATTTTGTGCAAAATCAGAATTGGAAAAAGGAAGTACACTATTTTCAGTTATATATTGGTTAATTGTTAGCATTATCGTTTACCTCTTTTCTTTTTATTATTTCAAATTCTGGCGATAATTTTACAGAAATATTTCTACCAAAAATTCGGTTTATTTCTTTACAAGCGTTTTGTCGTTGTTTTAACATATCATTTATGTTTAACAATAACATTTGTTCATCATTTTCGATTTCTGACTCTATCATTCTCTCTTTTTTATCACGGTTATATCGTACCCCGATTTCATTGTAAAACATTCGCAATAACTCGTTACGTGCATCTATACAATCCATTACTCCTAATGTTCCGCTAGACGTTAGCGCCAAGTTATCAATACCGCCATTTCCTTTTTTCAATAATCCATCATCGAGTATAGCATCTACATCACCATTATAAAATTTATCAAACATAGCACAGTAGCTGTCTGCGGTTGATTGTGAATCAGTGGAAATGATATTTTTTACACGTAAATTTACAAGCGACATTTTCAATGATACATCTGTATGTGCAAGTAAATTTGCATAACGTTTAATCATAGGATATAATGGATTCCTTAGAGCGGTATTGTTTATGATAACACAATCCTCACCAATAATCCTAGTACCACCATTAGCAGTTGCCGCGGCATAGGTAAAGTTTTTAAATTCATCCCAATACTGCGTCGGCACACTCATGCCACCGATTGAAACCATTTCCCCTACGGCTGTGTCGTTTACATAACCACAATAACCATATAATAGTAAACGCATTTCAATTTCTTTTTGCGGAAATGGTAGATCACCTTTCCATTCAAAAATTCTTATTGCTTTTTCAAAAAGCATATCAGACCAATAGGAAATTGATAACGGTAGTTTCATTTCTTCTTTTTCTTCTTTTTTTATGTCTTTTAAACTATCTCCATAATAAGATAAAAACATATAAGCACCTCACTTTTAAAAGTTCGACGTCGAACTTTATAGCCCGACGTCGATTGAAAATCACGCTTCTGCGTCTGCAACATAGAAAACAATTCCGTTCTCACTCATGTCGTTAAAGTAGCCGTATGTCGCTTTGTTGTAATAGTTTGTATACTCGTCATGGTTGTTACGCTCTGTAGTTCCGTTACGCTTTGTGATTGTAACTCCCATTGCGTCACGGTCATACATGACAGCAATCACACCCGACTGTTCAACCGTTGTATCTTCATTCAGTTTTACGTGGATTTTTGAGGTATCCGAGAAACTGTAAGTTTCCCCTGTTCCCTGCCAATACGGTAAAGTGCTGTAGGTGTTGGCAAGTTTAACCATCTCGTTGTGGTAGGTGTCGGACTCAAGATAAGAAACCAACGCACTATCAAAGTCCTGTAAAACGTTTACGACAAGATCGGCAGTAGGTGTATGTCTCTTGTAATTTTCATCGTTAAAAAGCACACTCATTTTCTTCATTCGACTCGCCCATAAGTTGACCTGCTGACTTGCCCATTTAAGGAAGCCGATGTCTCTCATGCAAGTTGCAACCGTAAGGGTCGCACCTGTTAATGCGTTATACTCTGCTAATAAGTTATGCTTTCCGCAAGGTTTTCCTTTGTTTAACTTATTTGCAATAAATGTTGCTCTTGTGAGATTCTTATTATTCTCCAGCGCTATTTCCATGTAATTATCCATGGTGGTAAAAATCGCGTCAATCAGAGTTGCAACACCCTGTGCGGAAGTGAAAGCCGTGCGGAACATAAAATCTGGAATTGTTACATCAATTTCCCAAGTGACCATTTTTTCGAATAACTTCTGCTTGATTGATGGCTTAATAACAGGCGCGTAAGTTGGTGTATATGACGATTCTCCAATCTCCCACGCTTTGTTTTCTTTTGCTTCTGGAAGATCTACATAGATTTTCTGTACGATACAGCCGTACTCAAATGGCTCTTTTACAAGACCGTCATCGCCACTAGCCGTATATCTGCGGATAGAGAAAATCGTTCTGCCGATACGATCAACCAATGTCTTGGTGAACTTATCAGTGTCGACGTCAGATGATAAGACTTTATCACCCAGCGCCACAAGGGTGGAAGTGTCAGTAACAGTTACTGCACTCTCTCCGAATGTCTGTTTTGCTACCTCGTTAATTAAGGCATAAATCTGGTTTACTGTACTCATAGTTTAGTCCTCACTTTCTGGTTCGTCTGAACCGCTGTCCGGCTCTGGTGAGCCTGTTAATTTTTTATTATCAATATCGCTTTGCGATGTGGTAAACTGTTTATCAAACGCTGACTTGAAAGTTTCCAGCGTTTTAGTTGTGTTCGAGGTCGAACTTTCAACCACTTCTTTCATGGCGGTCGCCATTTCTTCGATTGCTTTGATTGTAGCGGAATTATCCTCGGATAATTTAGCGCTATTATCTTCTGCGGTTGGTGGGATTAAAGCGTCAATACTTCTCATTTTAATACGTTCCTTTCTCTTTTTTAATTTGCGTGAACTCTGTACCACATAAGTTATCACTAAACGCTATCCGTTTGTTTTTTATCATGTCTATTACTACAGTATCATAACGGAGTAGATCTGTCAAGTTGCAAGTTGCTAGTGGGTAGGTTGTAAAATCATCTGTCACTATTCTTTTGCACTTTTTAGATATGTTTTTGGTTGCTGGATAAACGTAAAGTAAAGTTTCTTTTGTTTCTTTGTGTCTTACAAGGTTTATCATAAATTTAAAACTTGTATACTTGTAATAAATCTGATATAAAACATCATAGTGTTCTAACTTTTCCGGTAGGTGTGGAAAAGAATCTGTCTCCCACACTCCGGTTGTTATCATTTCTGATTTTTTACCGAAAAACATTTTGGAATTACTTCCTGTGTTTTCGCAATACTCCACCGCTATTGTTACCACAATAGGCTCACCAGTTTTTTCATCATACTGGTTTGTAAACTGCCTATATATTTCTATTGTGCCCTGTTTTTGTGTTTTTATGTGGGTAAGTTGCCACTCCTCAAAATAAGGACATAATCGGGAAATGGTATTACCTATCAAAAAAACTCTAACGTAGTCACGTCTTGCTATGGTGGATATAATATCCATAAGGCTTCTTACCTCGTTAGCAATATAACCACTATCCGTTATGAATTCCTCAAAAATGATATTTCCAATTTTCGGAAAAGCAAGCGACTTGTAATGAGTGGCTGATGTTAAGGAAAAAGCAGAACCTATCTTTTTTCTATCGAGAATTTTTTCTTCTTCCTCATGGATTAAATAAATATCTCCCCTATACACCCTAACGCTCTCGAACATGCCATTTGTAATTTCCATAATAGGCATATCGGAAAAATATGCTTCTACGTCACGCGACTTTATTTCGTCACGCCATCGTCTTAAATATGCTAATTGACAACGTTCTTTAGGCTGTTTTGTTCGTATGTCTTTTTCGTAGTACGATTCCCACAAAGCAACATACTTTGTAGCGTAACTTTTACCATTAGAACGCTCTCCCAAAAGCATATTATACATAGCTTTTTTCGATAGCAAGTTATCTATATTATAATATTTCTGTTTCGTTTTCAAAAATACTTGTCACCTCTCTCTTATTCTGCATCATGAATAATATTGTTTCATAGTCGTCCGTCAAGCCTAAACTGTATGTTGTCGGCTGTGCGCATATGCCGTGCTTGTATTCACTGTAAAATTCATCGTCCTGACCTCTATTCCAGTTAATCGGTGGCATATCGTCCACATAAGACATAATAAGTTTTTGAGCATGTTCGACGTCGAACACAGTACCATCCTTAAAATCCGATAATGAATGTAATTGTGATACAGCGTCTTTTCTGACACCGGACACAGTCATTTGTAACTGATCGTCATAATCTAAATAGCAATATTTCTTCGCGCCTAAAGTTTTAAACTTTTTATATTGACCATCATCATCGAATATGCCAAGACGGTGCGGTATACCCTTTTTATCTTTAGGACTGAATGTTTCATGTGGTATCCCTAGCATATCGGCTCTCATATTTTCACGTTCTTCTATCTCTTTGTTATAACCGTCAAAGAAACTCGAATCACATTTCAAATGCTTTATACTGTCCGTGTCACAATATACAACATTGTAGTCAAGTGCAAGAACACCTCTCCACAAGTTACGTCTTGCGTATGCTGTGACCCATACACCAAACTGAAAAGCACCGAACGTCTTTGATAACTTTTTCTTTTCACTAGCAATCTTTGTGTAAAAATTACTTTCATCAAGTAACTCTTTTCTCCACCTATCTTCCTCAAACTCAATTGTATCTGTGATATTTTTGGTAACCATCATGCCATACAGTGAGTTTATATACTGCTTAGATTTCATATATAACGGCTCTTTTTCTTTTATACCTTTTAATGTGGTTTTATTTCCGTATAATTCTAAGATATACTTTACAAAAGTAGGTGAAAGATAGTCGTTACTTGACACGCGAAAATCTATGATGTTAGGTTCACCGTCAAAGTCGTAACATTGCAGAAACATTTCATAATCAACGTTTGTAAGTGATAACTGAACGTAGTCAGCTTTTAACACTCTACCATTGTCCAGCGAATAACCTTTTATCTTTAAGCACTTGGAGAATGACAGCCATGTGTTCCAACGTTTTGAGCGTAAATGCTCGACGTCGAACGTTATTATATAACTGTAGTTATCATTGTAAAAATAATCGTCACATGGTACTGTTTCCTCGAAATACGTCATTGGATACTTTTCAAGGCACATTACCGTTGGATAACTAGATGCTATGTCTTTACTATACACGTTATCAAGTACCATGTTAGTATGTACTGAATTACTATGTGTGTAGCCACCCATAAAACAGTTACACAGCAACGAATAATCTTCGATTGTGTTCGGTATCAATTTCACACAGCGTTTCCTATATTTATATTCACTGCTCACATTCATGCGTTCAATTACTTCTTTTCGTACCTCACCTGTTTGGGTAAATGGTATGTCAATCATATGACCGTATTTTTCTTTGTACTGTGATAATCCGTAATACATAACCAATACATCATTAAAACAATACTCAAGTTCTTTCTGTGTGAGTGGTGTTTTCGGTGTTCTCAAAACTGTATAATCCAAGTTTCCGATCAACTTCTTTACCGGAAGTTTTCTTTGTTCAGCCCACACTCCCAAACTCATGTTTGTGAGGAAATAACTACAGCGGAACTGATAGGTACTCCATTCTGCGAACAACGGTTTTCTTGCCTGTCTTGCAAAAACATAATCAAATTGCAAGACGTTTATCAGAAATTGAAACTCATAAGAAAAGTTATGGATGTAAACTATTTTCTTGTGAGGCTCGTAGTATTCAAGATCTTGCAGAAAATCTTTAAAATCTTCCAGCGTACGCCCCCAAAAAACATTATCATTTATGGAGAACTGCCACACATAACAGATAGCAAACTTTTTACATTGCTCATAATATTTTTTACTCTTTCCTGTATACGGTTCAATGATGTTGCTGTCCTTGTGTAAAAATCCGCTGGAAGTCTCAATATCAAAGCACATAATGTCATCATTGACAATATCGGCTCTGTTTTTCTTTTTAAAATAATGAGTGTGGAACTCAATTTCTGATAGCGGTGAATCTCTAATATTGTAATTACCCATGCTTTACAATCCTGTCATAATGTTTGCTACAAAATCCTTAAAGTTTGTATTATTTCTTTTATCCTCGTCAAGTTTAATCCATTTTTGAAGAACTGTATCGACACTCTTTCTAAAATTTGGCTTATCTTCTTTGGCAATACTAGACCAAACTGAAAAAATGTCCTCAAGCGAATATGGATTTTCGGTGAACTGTTCCACACGTTCCGCAGTCGACACTGCTCTGTCTGAATCCTCGTAAAACAACTCTTTTATTCTTCCCCAAGACGGAGAAGAAAAAACCGTGTCCCAAAAAATAACCTGTGATTGGCTCATGTTCTGACTGAATGCTTTAAAACCTCTATTCTGTAAACTTTTTTTAATTCCTGTTTTTGTGCTGTAGCTTGAGTTTTTATACGTTTCAGCAACTTGTAACAACTGTTCCTTTTTCGCGTCAGACAATCCTGCTGTTTTAAAAGTTGGAACACCAATAGACTCGTAACCATATATCATATCAAGCTGGTGCTTTACCAACTGAATTGAGTCGTGTTCTTCCCCTAGATAAGCGGTCATACGTTTCAACTGCTTATTCATGTTAGCAAAAAGCCGACGAGGATTTTCAGAAATTATGTTCTTTTCATCTGACATTATAAGTCAACCCACTCGGCGCTATAGCAAGTTTTCTTGTATTTCTTGCTGACGTACTTCTGTGCACTCAAGCCGACATATCCCTTTTTGATAAGTGAAATAGATTCACTGTCTTTCAGAATTTCTTCCACTACTTCCGTCATGTGTTGTGGCAAGTCGATCAGCAGTCCATCGTCAACGTTGATTGCTACCGGATGATCGCCATAATCGCTTTTTGTGTTGATGTAAAGACCGTCAACCTTGATCACGTTTTCTCCAAAATTCTTAAACACCTCTTCCATGCTCATAAAGCGGAAGTCTGTAATATCAATGTCAAAAATTCTTTCTTTCCCTTTGTTATACTTCTTTGCAAAACTCAT